GCGGCCACTTGCGTATTGTTTGCAGTGACTGCCGCACTGGCAATCAGTGCCGCTATTGCATAGTCATCAATTCCGAACATGGTTGCTCCTTAGCGCGTGACTCTGCCGCTGTAATTACCCAGCGATGAATTGCCGAAATAGCCGCTGCCTGGGACCGTGGTATTGGCTCGTGTGTTTGCCAACGTGGTGTTCAGGTAGGCCTGGCCTAGGTCATCAAACAGCCGGCCAGCGGTCGCAGTGCTTGCGCCAGCCCGCGCACTGTCTGCAGCGGCAGCGGATTGCTGCGCGGCCAGCGTGGCGGCTGTGGCCGTGTCGATACCAGATTGCGACAGGGAAATAAGATTTTGGCGGGTTTTCTCATCCGTCGATTTAAGGTCCGAGGCTGCACCTAGGCCAGCCTGTGCGGCTTTGATCTTGCCCTCTGCATATCGCGCGGCCAAATCACCACCGGCTTCTGCATCAGCAGACCCACCCAGCAGGCCAGAGCGAGCCAGCCCGAAGATGTTGTTTTTGTTGGCGGTGGCAAACTGTTTGTCAAGGTCAGTGTTTGCCACTGCCGTGACGGCATTACCCAGATCGTCATAGATGGGCTGGTTATTGGTGAACTTGCTGTTCACCATGTCCACCGCCGCCTGGATCTTCTGTTGGCGGGCTGCCTCTTGATCGGCAAGCGCACCAGCCCCACCGTCACCACCCTTGTACAGGCGGCTATCGAAATGGCGTGGGTCGTGTTTCGTGTAATTCAGCATGGCATTCTCACCAGGTCGTAGGTATGGGAAAAGCCGAGATTGCGCAAAACCCTGGTCATTGCCGGGGCTGTGCAGGCTTCGATTTCTGTAGCTCCTGATTCTTTGGCCCAGGCGATGAACTGCGGCCAGAAAGTCATTGCGGTTTCAGCCAGATATGAGCCCCCGACCGCTATGATGTTCAGCACCTGCTTGCGCGGGTAATGGCGGAACTCGAAGACCATGCCAAGCACCGGACAGTCATCGTCAGAGAATAGGGCAGCTACCGCGTGGCCGCTGCGCACCATGGCCGCCAGGTCTTCAACCTCGAACTCACCTCGTGCCGCTTGGCTGACAACTGGCGCAACCAGATCGCCGACAGCCGGCCAGTGCAAGTCTATAAGCTCTGGCGTGTTCAGGAATACGGCCTGCATCATGTGTACCCCAGGTCATCAAAGTACACCGACAAGCGGTTAATCTGTGCGTCTAGATTGCTGTTGCAGATGAAGCGCAGCTTGAACTCCGTCCCATTGCCAAGCGCCGGCAATATGCCGCCACTGTAGGTCCAGCCGCCTTGGTCAGAGCCAACGGGCACGCTGTCGCACAGAACGCCCACACGATCACCATCGACAGAAACGTAAATCTCGATCGATGTCACATTCTGGCCGTCGAAATCAATGCCCGTCAGGCCCTTTTGAATCCCAGGCTTGCCGAAGTCTAGCCATTGTGTTTCTGCGTAGACGGCCAGGCTCTCGGTGTTGGTATCGCTGGCTGCGAAATAGGCGTCAGCCGTCATCACATGGATGGATGGATCACCATCCCGGCGCATGTATAGGTTGTTCCCAAGCGGTGCCCAGGAGTTGATGCGTGCACTTGCAGTACCGCCCAGGCCATGCCACGACCACGCGTTAAGCTTCGCGGTCTTGCTGTAGACCCAGGACGCCCAGCCGTTTTGCTGCATGGCCTCCAATACAGCAGTAGCGCGGTATGGGTACTGGCCGGCAGAGAATGGACGGGAAAGAAAAGGTATAGAGCTCCAGGCCATACTTTAGCCCTCCACCCAAACATTGGGCGCAGCAATCCAGTATTGCGCATAGGGCGTTGCCGCCATGGCGATAACTGACGGCTGTATTCCGCCATTGGTGATGCGGGTCAGTTCAGCCGGCGACTTTGTGATTGAGCGGATTGGTAGGCCGATGTCTATGTCAGTCGGAAACAAGGAATTAGCCAGCGTCGTAAGCGAGCGAATGCCGCTTTCAGACAGAAACAGCAGGTCGCCAAACAACGAGACGATGGACGAATGATGGCGCGTACCTACCCCATCAATCACGCGGTCCAAAGCCATGGCAGTCGGGTCTGGGTCGATGGTCCATATCTGAATCGATTGATCTGCAAACACAGCTAGCTTACCCTGGTAAATGCCCAGGCCGTAGATGCGCTGCCCAGAGCCGAAATACTGCGCCACCGGCAGGAACCCAGCTGAACCGGCAGTTGTCCAGTCGGCGGGGTTACCAATAGCGGAAAAGCGCACAAGCTGCCCATCGTCGGACACAGCAAAAATGCGGCTTGTGGCTGTCACCATCAGCCCGCTATTCGGCATGTTGACGTCGCTTATCGCTGTGGCGGTGACAACATTGGTGGTTATGTTGACCGAGAAAATAGTAGGGTAATAGGTGGCATTGTCCGGCGTAAGCACGGCCACAAAGCCATTGTTCCAGCGGGTAACGCCCATCAAGCGTGAAGGCGTGGCATCAGCGAAGTTGCCACCAGTTCCAGTCGAACGGAAGGCGTACACGATGCGCTGGCCGGTTTCATTGTTCACAATGGCGCTCACCAGCCCGGTTGTCGTGACATTCCAGCAGCCGAAGGTCCACAGATAGCCCGCATTAGACTCCAAGCCCTTCCATTGAGGGTCAAGGGTGAAACCTCCTGGCGATACCTTCCACTTTGGACGCGCGCGCAGCCATCCACCGGGCTGCACATCCATATTCATGAGCTTGCCCAGGCTGTTAGCCGGCGCTACGCTGGATGGCCGCGAAAGCACCAGGCCGCCGTCAAAGCGATCAAAGGTAGCTTTCAATATCCCACCTGGCGGAAGCCGGTTGCAGTAGACACGACACGCGGACGGCGCGAATCAAACGAGTCTGGCGGAATGAACCGGCGATTCTCTTTCTGCAGGTACTTTTCCTTGGACAGCATGGTTTTGAACGCTTGGCCGGCCACCTCGGCATCTGGCTTGCTGTAATGCGCCTTGCCCATAGCAATAGCGTAGCCCAGCACCAGGCGGTAATTGACGCTCGGCATGTCTGCCGCATCGTTGAACTTGGTCAGGATTCGGTGGTTGTCCACATACAGCAGATAGGCCTGGTCTGGCGTCGGCCACACTTCCATGCTCCACACCTCATTGACGAACCGCGAATCCCACTTGCACGGAATATCCCGCAGCGATGGGTCTGCACGGTCCGAATGGTTGATGCCTTGGGACAGCGGCTGTCTATCTGTATTGCCCTGCACAATCCAGATTTCTTGCACGCTGCCCCTGGCAATCGGTACGGCATCGTCACCCATAAATGGGTAAATCTCCGTGTTTGCAACCAAGCTCATGGTCGATATGACTGGGTAGCCATCGTCCAGTTGCTGGTAAACGTACTCATGCGCCTCGGTCAGAATGTCATTTAGCGCAGGGGCTTGGCCGATGGTCGCATGCAGGCCGCACCGCGCCCGCAGCGTCTGCAGCATGGTGCCGTAGTTTTGTAGGGGCGTTATGGTGACGGCCATTTATTAATCCGTTGTTATGTTCCGACTGAGTGGATGGAATATCTGAACCTAGATAGCAGCCGTCCAGTTGACAGAGATTGCAGCAGGGATAGCCGACAGCAGATCGTGCACGGCGGCAGTGGGGTGAACGCCGTCAGCAGTCAGCCCTCCTGCAGGCCATACACCATGGGTAGCAGTGGATTCCACGATGGACAGCCCATTGATGACGCCATGGATAGTGCCGTCTGCCACTTTCGTATAAACCCACGCGTTGAACTGATCGCGAATACCACCAGATTCAAAACCAGCAATTGGTGTTTGATTCGCTTCGGTAGCCCAGGCATCGGTAGATGTGGTTCGTGGAAACACCAAGGGTTGGTAAATTCGGATACTTGAATTGACCGCCTTTACGCCAGCCCAGCAAGCAAGGGCGTTTGCTTGGATTTGCGCCAGGGTCTGTCCGGCAAAAATATCATTGGTTGGCTCTTGTGCGATGTTATGCGTAGCGTACACGGCTAAGGCGTACTGGTTAGGCGCGATGTCAGGCGTGGAGTACATCAAACGGTTGGAGCCACGGGTAGCCCTGCAATGTGGAACGTTTGACGCGCCCAGACCTTTAGCCAGCCAGCCGGCCAAACCGTCATTTGCTGCCGTTGCAGTTGTTCCGTCTGCAATGGAGTTGCCAAAAATCAGCACCGAAGGTTCATCGGAATCAGCTTCGCCGATAACAGCCAGCTCGCCAACACCATACCCCGCGTGCGTATAGGAGCCTCCAATAGGCATAACACCAATGCCTACCAGTTGGGAAGCTTGGCCAACAGATTGAGGGCATGTCTCAACGGTGTTGCTGGCCGGGTAGCGCAGATAGCCGACGGGAACTTGCTGGCCGACAGTCATCGTCCATTCATTACGAAACGCCAAGGATTCACCTGGTCCCGCGTAATTCAGAACAACATCGGAAACAACCAAGCTATCGGTAGGCCGAACCAAAATGGAAGTAGCAGCACTCCATTTGGCTCCGTTGTAGATGCTGTTTTGCTCTACGCCAGCGGCAACAGTGTAGTTGTTGGGGGCCACGGAGTAGATCGGCGAAAGCCAATGCGGGCTGTGCACCAAGCGCAGGTTCTTCGCACCACGCTTACCCATCTTCTTGATAATGCGGGAGCCAATACGGTCAATAGTTGCCACAGACAGGCCGGTGGTTGACTGGCCCAGCCCCTGGTTTCGCATTGTTACGAAGATTTGACGACCGGGTGCAAAACCGCCTACCGGTGTACCATCATGGTTCACGAACTGCCCTGCAGCGTTCAGGTATTGCCCTGTTGGCGTGACCAGCAAGGCCCAGCCGTTGGTAACGTAAAACGTTTCACGGGCTGGGGATAGCGTAGTAACCACAGAGCCAGCAGAGTAACCCGCATGGGTGATGAGCATTTTTACGGACATGGATTACCTCGGTCTTGGTTAATTT